ATGGTCGGCATAGCCTTGAGGCCCGTGGAAGGGTCAACTTCCGGGATGGTCAGGCTCTGCGCGCTACTCAGCGTTGAAATTTGCTGGTAGCCCATGCAGCTTGTGATTGCCTTCAGATTGATCGCCATCAAAATCTCCTGCGTTCGGTAAACGAACGGATTTCAACAAAAAGCTCTATCCCTAGCGTGGGGGCAGGCGGGGCGCCCACCGAAATATCTACAGCTTGACCAGCGACAGAATATACCCCGTTTTGGGCGGAAAGCAAGCGCCCGAAAGATAGCGTAGCATTTTGCCCGCTCACTAGGTACGTGCCGTTGACAGCCGTGATTGTGAAGCTGTTGGGAGGCGCCGTAAAAATCACGTTTAGGTTGTTGCCGCCGTTCGTTGAGTTTACACCAACGTAGAAACGGTTGGCTTGGTTTACGGCGATGTCCGTGACACTTAGATAGTCAATGCCGCTGGTGACGTTGGTCAGGTTAAAGTTGCGCTGGGTTCCTACAGTGCTGCTGTTGACTGTGACGACATTACCTACCGTGCCAGTGACCGACCATACGTCAATGGTCGTGCCGTTAGCATTAAGCGCAAATGTAATTGTATGGGCAACCGTTTTTGTAGACGCTAGTTCTGAAAATGTGTTTGCACCAGCTAACGTAAGTGTGGATGTCCCAGTAGCGCCGCCTATAGTCAGCTTATTAAACGAAAGTCCGCCGCCGCTAAATGTTCGCGCTGTTGTGCTTGTGTTAGAGAGCAAAATATTAGCGGTGTTTTTATTAAATGTAAGGTTTGTGGTTGTGGCTGTGTTCCAAATAGTTCCGGTTCCGCCCAACGTCCACAGCCCAGACCCCATTGTTATGGTTCTGACGTTGCTGTTGCTTGAAATAAAAGAGCCGCCAATAGTTACGCTATAACCTGCGGCGTCAAATGTCCCTTGCGTAACAGAGAAGTTACGACCTCCTGTGTTTAACGCATCCCCAAGCGTTAAAGTAATCCCGGCACCATTGACGTTTACGGCGCTAAACGACTTACCCGCAGTTGTCAGCGTGCCTGTGCCGGTAAACGCTACTGTTGCTACGTGGCTATATGTCATGCCAGCGACAAGAGTAACGCTGCCAGCTACGGTAATGCCGTTTGTACCAGTAATTGTTCCGGTAAAACCAGTGCAGTTGATTGATTTTGCGCCGGTATTGCCCCCTGTAATCGTGCAAGTGCCTGTAGATAAGTTATCAAAAAACACGTCGTCAGCAGAGGTAGGAACTGACGCGCCGCCAAGACCGCCCGAAGTAGCAGACCATTTAAGAAGCGCAAGGCCGTCCCAAGACGCCGTTCCGCCTACCCAATAACGGTCAGCCATCGTCGGCCTCAGTCATTTCGGGTTCAGGCGGGTTTTCAATGGTAAACAGCCAGTTATCCAGCCGCTGCTGTTTCATGGCGGCGATTTGATCATCGGTAAAAGTGTGATCGGCTGGTAGATGCAGCGCATCGCAAAACGCACCGTAAACGGTATCAAACTTAAAGTCGATTTTAATGGTCGCAGGCGTCACAGCGCGTCCTTACGTGGCTTGGAAAACGCCGTTGGTCGGGTCAAGCGTGACAGTGACTGTGTCGCCTGACGCCAGCGTCTGTGAAGACCCGTAATCCCAATACGCCACGTTTGTGCTTGTGGTGCTGTCGGTCAGGATCGCGTATCGGAACGAAAACCCGGCGCCTGACGCCGTCCATACCGCCGGGCTGGCCAAGACCAGCGTAAAGGTGCCGCCAGTTTGCGATGCTGACGTTACCGTTGCGGCGTTTCCGCCGGTTGTGTAGCCGTTTCCGTTTGCAACTTCGGTGATCGTTCCGGCGGCAGCGTTGACTGCCGTTGCCAGTTTGATCACCCAGGTGTCAGAACCTGAGTTGATGTTTTCAAACAGATTTTCGATGGCAGGCTGAAATTTGTTGTAGGTTGCGGTAGGCATACGGCATCCTTACGCCAGAAATTTCAGCTTATACAGCGTGGAGTAGTACAGCCCGAAAATCTCGTCGATAATGTTCTGGAGCGGGGTACACTCCTTATCAACAACCTTATAGCGCATTTGCTCAAGGTCTTCTAGCTGCCCTTCGAGGAACTCGACCACGTTGTTGGTCTTTTTGGCCGACATCAGCGAGATTGGCCCAATCAGACCGTACTTGCCTTGGTAGGCTTCGGCAAACTTGTCTGCCAAGTCGATGATGCCATCGTAAAACTCGTTCAGCGCGATGTGCTTGGCATAGCTGCGCGTGTTCAGGTGGGCGGAATGGGTCACATCCCGCGCCAAAAACAGCATACCGATGAAGTCCGCGCAACTCATCACATCATTCCTTCAGGCGGCATTTCGGGCTGCATTTCGCCCATCTCTGGCATCTCAGGCTGCATCTGGCCCATCTCAGGCTGTTCCATCTCCATGTCGGGCATCTCGCGCATCTCAGGCGCGCCGCCGATCAGGTCGCCGGTGTCCAGCGCCGCAGCGATAGTACCCATGACGATGTCCTGAATCTGTTCCGGTGTCATGCTCTGCTGCATGGCGCTGATCCGCTTCGTCTCGGCGTCGTAGGCGTCCACCTGGGCCTTGTATTCCTTGATGTCCACCTCGCGCTGGGCGACGCTGTCCTGCACGTTGGAGATGATGTCCGTCATGCGGTTCAGTTCTTGCGTCATGGCTTCCAGTTGCTGCTGGGCGGCCATCATTTCAGGTGACTGATCGCCTTCCGACAGAACCTTCGGGTCAAGAATCTTCTTGAACCGCGCCGCCATCTCCTGCGCGCCCGGCCAATCCATGTTCTTGATGAACAGATCGCCTGCCACAGTCCAAAGCTGCGGGTTGGATTGCAGGATCATCGACATGGCGTCCAAGGCTTCCTGACGCTTGGTCATGTAGCCTGGGCCGGTCGTGACCATCACGTCGTAGGTGCCGACGCTGGGGTTGTAGACCTTTTCGATCAGCGCGCCCATCTGGTCGCGGATTTCCTTGACAGGTTCAGCCTGCGACGGGTTGAACTTGACCATATCGACTTCGCCATCAACGCCGATGATGCGGGCGATGCGCTGCGTGTCGTAAATCTTCGGGATCATGTCCACGATCTGCCGGGTGATGTGGCGGATCGCGCGGGCCAAGTTGTCCACGTAGTGGTACGTACCAACGTCGCCCTGCTTCTCGCGGGCGAGGATGGCCTTACCGGAGCGTTCGTTGCCCTGCATCCCAAGGCTGGCGTCGTACTGGCCGGTGGTTCCCTTGATGTCGTCAGCAGCCCCCATCTTGGCCTGGATCAAGCCGGTCTGGGGCAACGGAGGAGGCGCGCGCTGGGGCAGGGGGAGGACAGCCCCGGCTCCATCCGTCACGTCGGGATTGACTTCCAGATACGGCCAATTGGTCGTATTGGCGGTCTTCCACTGCATTTCGTAACCTTCGAACTGGCCGCCATAGCCAATGAAGGGTGCCTTGGGAGCCAGCGCCAGCATCTCGGCTTCTTGGCTCGTCCAATAGTTGTACATGCGCTGGGCGTCCTTGGCGTTCCGCACAAGGCCGCTGATGTACATCTGGCCGTCAACTTCCCACTCGTTGCCGATGACGCGCACGACCGGAATCCACTTGCCGGCCCACTCGCGCTCTTGCAGCACGTCGAAGCCGTTGGTCTTCATCCACATGACCTTCTTGCGGTCAACTTCGCGGCTGCGAATCGGCTTGCCAAACATGGCCGTAAGCTGCTTGTCCTGCGGCGTGCCGCGGTAAGCAGTCTGGTTGTCCGGGTACAGGTGCAGCGTGGCTTTTTCGTAGGTGTTGTAGAAATATTCCGCGATGCGGATCGTGTCTTCCTGAAGCCACGACGAGATGCCCTGATCGCCCACGCCTTGGCTGTACAACGTGCTGATCGGCGTCGCGTCCGGGAACATCCGCTCGTATTCTTCTTTGAGGATGTCTTCGGTGATGAAACACCACTCAGCGTCGGCGCCGCACGGGTCTTGGATCGTCGGGTCCATGTAGACGCTGAACGAGTTGCGGACGCGCCCAATGCGGATGTCCTGATCGAACGTCTCGTCGTTGCAATATTCCGTCAGCAGGCGGATGTAGCCCTCGCCGTAGGTCACCTGGTTGTCGCAGGCGGTGTCGTAGGCCACGTCGGCGTCCGACATATACTCAATATGCCTCACCACGCCGTTAAAAATCTCAGCGACCTGCACGTCGGCGTTGTCGTCCGCAGGGATGACCTTGCCGCTTGGCCGGTTCTGGCGCTGCTCGTTCGTCACCTGACGGACGTGCTGCGGCAGCTTGTTGATGGTCAGGCACGGACGCGCGTTGATCGTCTGGCCCTGCACCGACCCGCGGGTCGCCAGCACGTCGGCAGGCCACTGCCACTGGTTGTCCGGGCTGCCGGCCATGAACCGCAGATCGTCCAGTTCGTCCTCACGGCTGTCCGAATACGCCGACTGCGCCATTTTCAGGCGGTGGCGCATGGTCGCCATCTTGTCGTCGTCGCGCGCAGGCACCTTCTCTGGGTTTGACCCCACGTTGGCGACTTGGCCCGCCTTCTGGATGCCTGTGGGGTCGGCCATATGCTTACTTCTTACCCTTTTTGGCCGCTTCGCGCTTGACGCTGTAGGCGATAGCTACAGCCTGTTTGACCGGCTTACCAGCCTTCACTTCCGCCTTGATGTTTTTGCGGAACGCCTCTTTGCTGGCAGATTTGGACAAAGGCATCTTACTTGCCCTTCTTCATGGGCGTTTCACGCATCTTGGTGGTGATGCTGATGATGTCCTTGCCACCCGGCATGGGCTTACGCGCCAGCGGGATCGCGTCGATTTCGGCCTTCGGCTTGGGCATTTTCAGGCCCATCGGCGTCTTCATGGGGGTCATGCGGCGCATCATTTGCCCTTTTTAGCTGTTTTGGCGCTCTCTTTGAACGCTTTTGCAGTCGGGGCGCCCTTGGTGCCCGGTTTACGCATCTTTTCGCCAGAACCGGCGGCAATCCGTTCTTTTTTGGCATGGATGTTGGCGTACAGACCCTTTTTCATGAGCATTTCCACCGTTTGAGGCTGGCTTTGGCACGTTCGCCATCCTTAGCCTTAGCTGCTACCGCGCCCATACGCGCACAAAAACTGGCCTTACGCCCTGCATCCGCCTTTGTCTTGGGGTTGGGCGCCGGCGGCTTCAGGTTCGACCCGGTTTCCCGGTTGTACTTCGCGCGGCCCTTGGCCGTCAGTCCCGCACCCTTGGACGCGGGGAGCTTTTCCCCACGCCCTACGGCCAACGAAACAGACTTCTTCTTGTCGGCCACGCTACGACCCCATCCAGCTTGTAGCTACACCGGCGGGAGAATACCCACCTCCGCGTTTCTTGTCAACGCGCCCTTCGCGGTGCGCCACCGGGAACGCGAACGTCACCGCGATGGCGTCGGCAGCGTCCGGTGACGCCAGCCCGCGGGCCTTCATGTCCTTCTTGGACTCAAGGAACAGCGTCCCCTTGCTGTCCGGCTTCGTCTTCGGCCCGATCAGGTCAGACTTCAGGAAGCGGTCGTTTGGCACGCTGGCTGTCTTGAGCCAGTCGCGCATCGCGCCCCACATCTCGGCCCGCTTGTTGCCGTACATGAGTTGCTTCTGCGCCTTGTTGCCGAAGTTGACCCCGCGCACCTTGTACCGCTGCTCCTTCAGCCGATCCACCACGCCTGCACCCAGGCCGCCCTCATCGACGACGGTCAGCGCGGGCTTGTACTCCTCAATGGCTTCGATGACGTGCCCGACCACTTCCATCGTGTCAGCGCCGCGCAGCCGCTTGATGTCGATCAGGTCGCGTCCCTGCCGCACCGCGATGACGGTGGCGTCGCTGCCGAACCGCGCCGGATCGACGCCGATGGTGATCGGCGCCGTCTCGTCCTTGTGCTTGGGCCGCTTCATGGCGTCGTCCACCAGATTGACCGGAATGAACTGGTCGTCGCCTTCTGACGGGAACTGACCGTACACTTCTACGTTGGCCTGGTAGCTGTCCGCGCCGTACTCGTCGATGATGCGCTGGTACAGGTTCTTGTCGGTTCCCTCGACATCACGCGCGTCGATGTTGCTTGTGCGCCAGAAGCTGCGCTTGCTGTTGAACGTCTCGTAGAAGTAGCCGGTGTTGCGCCGCGGGTTGGAGAACGCGACGTGAAAGCGGTGCGGTGTGTTTTCCGTGAAGAAGCCGTCGCTGACCGACCAGATGCTGTCGGGAATACCGGACGCTTCGTCGAAAATCAGCATCACGCCGTCCCAGTTGTGAACCCCGGCGTAGGCGTCCGGGTTCTCCTCCGACCACAGCCGGCCCTCGACTGCCCAGTAGCGTGTGCCTTTCTTCAGGTCGCGCTCGACCAGTTCCGTGATCCACTTGGCCGGCATGATGCGTGTGGCGGCGATCTCAAACCAGTGGCTGTTCAGCGCCATCGCCAGCCACTTGGTGATCTCGGCCCAGGTCACCGACCGTAGCTGCGCCTCGGAGTTAGCCGACACGATGGTGGTCGAGCCGATGCGCGTAGACAGCATCCAATGCACCAGCCAACTGACCAGCGCCGACTTGCCGATACCGCGGCCTGACGCCACAGCTTTGCGGAAGGTGTCGTAGTCCACCTTGCCTTGGTTGTCTTTGATGTGGTCGCGCAGGGTGCCCAGCACGTCGCGCTGCCATTTGCGCGGCCCTTTGAAGTGTTCCAGCGGCGTACCCGGCTCACCCCACGGGTAGGTCAGCAGCACAAACGCCAGCGGGTCATCCTTGATCGTCGGCGACCACAGCCGACTCATCAATTCCATTTCCTCGGCTGCTGAGTAGATTGGCTGCTGCATAGTGGGTGTCGTCCTTTAACGGCGTCAGTTCGGTGTACAGGCCTTCGATGACGCGCGACTGCGCCCGCTCTAGTGCGCCGGTGATGCTGATCTGCTGGTCGATGTTCACGTCGATCTGCTGCTTGGCCACCCAGCCGTGCTGGTGCTTGAGGATGTCCAGCGCGGCCCTAGCGTCGCCGTTGGCGGCGGCGTGGTACATCGTCTTGGCGGCGGACAGTTCGCCGTCAGCGCGGCCCTTCATCTCGGCGACCTCGACCAGCGGGTCAAACTCAGACAGGCGCCGGAACTGCTTCGGCGTCAGCCCGGCGGCCAACGCTAGGCTGTCGCCTTTCAGGCCATAGCGCGCGGCTTCGTAGATCGCCTCCAAGCGCGCCTCGGTGGCTTCTGGGCGTTCGGGTGCGAAC